CTTTCACACAGTGATTAAAGAAAAAGAAAAACAAACAAACAAACAATTGGACCGAACCGTTGCCAGGAGGTAAAGCTCAGCAACAACTATGCAGGTCCAAAACAACGAAGTTTACTTCGACATCAATGCTGTCCACGCAAGCGTGGGCAGCCTCCCAGCCGTCCGTACGTTTCGCCATCTCCCCGAATTTGGAGTGACAAAACAGGACGACACCACCTTCCGTACTGAATTGGGACTCTCTTACGCTGAAGCGCAGGATCGATATCTGGGGAGCACCCTCGACCTGGAGTTCCTGCTCATGGGGCAACGCAATGGCAAGCAGTGCGCAGAGCTGCCGATGGGGCGCCCATGGGACCTGGACTGGGAAGGCCCTGGCGCATCCTGGAAGTCGCCCTCCAACAGACAGCAGGTTCCATGGGCACTCACCCCAGTTTACTCAGGCTTATTGGCAGCGGGAGCTGACAAGGCATACTCCAATGCACTCCAAGCGCTGAGTGCCGAACTTGGCGAGCGCAGCAGAATAGCCCCAGATCAGCGCGTCCGTGGCAATATTGCCACACTCACCTCCGGCGGTTTCAACCCGGAGAGATTTCTATTCAGACTTGCAGTCTATTATTATCTAACCCACCTAGCAGAAAAAACTACAAAAAGTTATACGTTTACCCCCCGTACTCAGGTCACTGAGTTCAACAACTACGACACCTGGCGCAGCTCTCTAGCCCGAGCTGCCAAGGGTGCGAACTTTATCTGGCTGGACGTCGCAGCCACACGCGAAGAGGATCTTGAATTGGTTCTCGCCGCCCAACTGGTTTGCGCGCACCCCAACACAGTTGCCGACCCACTCTCTGCTGGTGTTTTGCGCATGCTGCCTTCTCTGGGCAATGTGGAGATCTTGGTCCGCGGTGGACAACCTGCGATCCCCTCCGAGACCTCCATCCGACACATAGCCATACTTGGGTTGATATCGCATGTGATTGAACTGTGGGGTGTCGCAAAAGAAATGACACTAGCACTTGAGCAGGCAGCTGTTTTCATCTACCGACCGACAGAGAGAGGACTCTTCTCGAGCCCCTCTCGTGGGTGCGTTGCGGGGGTGAAAGAACCGCAGTTCTTCATGGCTGCACTTAACAGCTCGGCCCTGGTCCTGGGGCCTCTCGGCGCCCACGTACCTGAAAGTCTTGACGATGAGCGGACTGGCAAGCTTTTCCAGCCGCCGATCCCGGAGGTCATGCTCTTGCAGGGTGCAGTCCAGTATGGCGCTTGGGAGGCCGCACTGGGAGTCTGCCTTGCACGTACCGGCTTAGGAACAGTAGCCGCCCTTGGCCTACACCCAAGCCCCAATGTGACCCGAGCACTCTACACCCTGCTCCGCAATAGTGGCCGCGGCGGGGGCTTTTCAGGTGCAGCATTCGACTTAGCCTCACAGGCCTTGAGTCTTAAGCTCCCCCTTGTACTTCAGAGCGTTTCACTCACTTCACTGAGGACCCCAACCGCCCTCAATGCCATGCTAGGCTTGCAGGGAACAGTGCAGTGGGAAGAACTGATCCCCTTCACGAATACACTCCCTGAGGAGTGCGGATTTTTTGGGATCCAGCGAGCTCCGGTGCCAAGTGATCATCTCCCCAGCAGCATCTGGGTCTCACCGCACTTAATTACCAACTCCAAGACCATGAGTGCTGGGCTGTATTGGGCAGCACAATTCAGCAATGTGAAGATGGGAGTGCGCATTACGAACTTCAAAGAGGGGTCTGCCAGGGTCGTCCCAATCACCCCAAGGCTCAACTACCGTGGAAGGGTGAAAGATGGGCAGTTCTGTCTTCAGCAAGTGCTCGACAATGTGAAACTGCAGACTGTCATAAAAGTGGACAGCGGCAAGGATGCTTATCATGTACAGAACTACCACAAGTACTGGAACTCAACTACCTGGGATATTGAGTGGACCTCCCTATATCAGCTGGAAGCCCCCGAAGAAGAGCCTATGACCATGGTCGGTCCAGGCACCCTTCCTGAGGTTGACCTCACCAGGGCGAGAGTCGCCAAGGACACCGCGGCCGCACGCGCGTTGAACACAGCATCTGAGGACCACCTAGGGCCGCTCCGCGATATACTTGGGGACGTGACTGGGACCGTCTGGGACCGCCTCTCTCAGGCAATGCTCCAGCAGAACCCCACAGATCGTGACCGGGCACTCATGCAAATGTGTGGCGAAGTAGATGACCATGAGCCACTCCTCTCTATGCTGATGCTAGTTGAGGCAGAAAGGAGGGAGGAGGCACTCAATGCGATGTCACTTCTCATCAGCCGAGCGGCCGACAGACTCTCTACTGTCGGGCAAGCAGCCAGGTTCCGCGGAACGGCCAACTGGCTGGCCGAAACCGCAAGAGGGCTCCACGGTCTCCCCGCACTCTCCTTGGATGAAGCAGCTGATATGCTCACTTCCTCGGCCGATCAGGAGCGCATAAAGGCAGCTTTCGCTGAACATGAGTGGTGGGAGCTCGTGCACCATCTTGGCCGCTTGAACATGTCCACACTTGATGCTGCACGAGGAATGGCCATCCTGGATCACCCGCAGCCGATGTCTGAAGATGAAGTGGTGAAGGACCTCGAACTCCTAGTGGAGGAAACAAGGCCCCGAGACCAACGAACCTCCCGCAGAGGATTTTGTGCCTGCCAGCTTGCCGGCCACCAGCGAACTTACTGGGACCGGGAACACAGCACTGGAGAGTGCCCCATCCGCGACACAAGCTGGCGTTGCAACACCTGCGGACGATCAGGAGCCACCAGTGTGGCGATTGCATCACTCATCAGGGCAGTAGCCTCAGGCTGCCGAGACTGCAGCACCGGGGTCGCAGCAGCCCTGTTCCCGCAGCTCCTACCAGGTGGTGAGAGGCCACCCCTAGAGCCTTTGCTCTGGGATGGAGAAATACCCACACTTCAGCCACTCCCCGATGCACTTCATGAGTGGTATGAGGCCCCTCCAGCAGGGCCCGCTTCCCAAGTTCGGGTTGGGGTTGCAACGCTCAAGGCATATGCAGATAAACCCTGGGTGCACCAACTCCTCATAGCGCAGAAAGGGCAGCAGGAGGTGGCTGTCGCAGCACTAGGCACCTTCCTGCTGCTGCTAAAGCCACTGCACCGTGAGCAGCTGCTCCGGTGGCGCTGGCACTGTTGGCCAATAGCAGAGCTGCGGACCGCCTGTGCACCGTGGCTTGAAGAGCTGCGCCAGGTTGGGAAAGTTGCAGGAGAGCCTGCCGGAGAGCCCATTGGCCCGCTATTAGCAAAATTCAGGAACCTTCTCGGAAGGGATCTTGCAGAGGCCGACTGGGACGCAGAGCGCAAGGCGGCCCTCCCGTCTTACAGCTGGCGGACATTGAAAGGCTCGCGCAAGAAGTACCTTCAAGCCATCTACATTGCCCTCCTCGAGAGTGCCCGCTCTATCGTATGGGCGCTACCGCAGCACCTATTGAACCAAACCTTGCAGGAGTTCTGGGTCCAGAGGGCAATCTCACTGCCAGGAGGAAGCAGTTCTGAACGGCATGCACTTGATGAAAGCAAGGCAGCAGACAGGAGAATTTCTAGCAATGACCGTCCAAACAAGAAAGGGGTCTGGCAGGCACTGAGCAAAGAATACATAGCCGAACAGCTGATAGCCCAACGATTTGACGTCGCCCGTTGCAGCACAAAGCATGAGCCCGGAAAGAAGCAGCGTGCATTGTACGCACAGCGTGATGCCACCGCTTGGGCAGCGTCATATGTTAGCGCCGGTGTTGAGAAAGCAATGACCCAGCAGGGCATGAAACCCCTCCAGAGACCAGAAGATGTTCAAGACTGGCTTGAAGCTGACAACGAGGCTCTCCTCTACAGCGAGCGCATGTGGCTTTCACTAGATTACCACAATTTCAACAAGGAGCACAGCAACAATGAACTCGCTCTTGTGGACCTGGCGCTGGCACAAGCCCTGCTTGAGGCAAGGAAGAGTGGGCGCGGGGGTGATCTCGGAAAAATCATCCTCGCACTCCACCTCGCCAGGCTGAGGCACCGGGGCTTCGTAGTACACCCGGGTGCGACAGCAGAGCGTTCCTGGTCAGGGCTCTGGAGCGGCCATAGGAACACAGCGCGCGACAACACCATGCTCCACGCTGCCTATGCCCGTACCGTTGAACGGCAGATGCTCGTTCTGGGGTGCCGGCCCCCAATCCGGAAGTTCTACTGCGGCGATGATGAAGATGCCCTCCACCATAGCTTCAAGGACTTAGTCGTCTACTACATGCTGCACGTCCAAGGCGGATGGCATTTCAACCCAAGCAAACAGATGGTAGGCAAACGACGGCACGAATTCCTGCAGTGGCAAAATGAACGTGGGCGGTTAGCAAAACCCCTTGCTGCCGCCACAGCCACACTCACGATGGGAAATTGGTACAAACAGAGTGCACTGGACTTCAACAGCCTTGCAACAGCAGCAGCCGACCATGCCGTAGAACTGGTCCGCAGGGGTGCAGATCTAACAGTCGTTGAAGACCTCTTCAAGCATATCCTTGGGCGCACCTACAGGCAGAAGATCCCAGCGACGTCCTCTCCAACTGCTTTCTGTATCCCAGCTGGTGGTGGAAAAACCACACTGGCTGCAGAGATGGGCTGGGTAGACATCGACGACTTACCTGTCGAGGCAGACCAAAAGCAGTTGGCCAAATGGCGGGATGCTGAAGACTGGGATGCTGGGAATGCCTGGTACAGGGAAGCCGTCGCAGACAGACATGACTGGCGCATCCCATTGCTGGCCCACAGCCCTGAGCAGCTGCCACCTTCATGGCAAATATGGGTCCTCTGCCCAACATCCGAACTTCATGAAAAGGCAATTGCTAGACGCGAGCCCAGACACAGAGAGCTTAGCAGGCTCAACTGGTTACATCTGAATTCCCTTACCCACACACCATACTCCACATGGGGTGAGCTGCGCCGGCTCTGCCTGGAAAAACTTGGCCCACGGAAAACTGTTGTGGACCTTCATTTTGACTGGAGAGCGGCATTAGGTGAAGAGCACCCTTACGTGAGTGGCTCCCCCAGGGTGGCCCTCCCCTCACGGAGCGTCGAGAACCTCTCCTTGCCTGCATTAGCCGCGGAAGACTACATACAAGCACAGAGTTTGTGGCGCCCCACGAAAAATCAGCAGCAGCGATTACGGTCTCAGCTGCTTGACGATGCATACAAGGGCCTCTACCGCACCTGGCTCAACAAGCAACAGCGGAAGGCTCTCCGCGCCCTGCCCCTCTGTGAACACAGCCCTCCCTTCACCTTCAAACAGCATCCTGATACAACGAGGTCTGCTGCAGAGAAGCGGTGCTGGCAGGCAGCTGTGAAACGGTCCCCAATCACCCGAGAAGCCAAGGCTGCAGCTATAGGAATGCACCCAACCCTGGTCACCCACCCATGGGCAGGGTACTATTATGCTTCCGCTACGCAGCGCACCCAC